TGATGTTCTATCATGAGGGCATGGGTCCGCGCAGGTCAATCGTCCACGAACTAAACGATACAATTTTCTTCGGAGACTTGTATCGTATCAAGGACGCTGGCCGTCATCGAAAACTTAAGACCGAAAAGGGTGATTGCTACAGCCTACCTTTCGGGCGATCCAAGGATTTGTTCGGAACGATTCTGGTTCATTCCCCTAGTAAAATTGAGATTGTCTATCGAGACTCTGGAACCAATAGAAAAAATCTATGCCGAAGCGTTTTCGAAGCCAAGCGGTTTCTGGTCAGCAAATTCGTATGTTAGTAAGCACTAACTAACATAGCCGAAAATATGCTTCTGAAACCGTTTATCTGTCTAGTGTACAGGGCGACGATAGCCGATAAGCTTCCCATCCGTCGATTAGGGCGGCTTTGGGCGTTGGCTGATACGCTAGCATTAACCACGCCAAAAAAGCCGCCCAAAACCGCGTTTTTCTTTGTTGCATGAAAACAACAAGTCAAAAAAAGTTCTTGACATTTTTTCCGACTATGGTATCATGTTTACATGATGAAAAAACGCCGTTGCGACCGAAATCACGTTGTCTACAAGGTTACCTGCGTGGACACTGGTGATGAATATATCGGTATCACTGTTGCGCAAGGCCATGCCTACGTGCGTAGCGTAAAAGTTCGCTGGCAAAAGCACGTGAGTCGCGCCAAATGCGAAAACAAAAATTGGAACTTCTGCCGCGCATTGCGCGCCCTAGCGGATTGCTCATGGACCTATCAGGTCCTGGAAGTGATTCGCGGTCGCAAGCCTGCCCACGCGCGAGAGCGTGAATTGATTGCCGAACTCGCGCCAAGTCTAAACACGTTTTAAGGAAACGAAAATGAATCTTCAGGAATTTGACACTCTTCTGGCTCGCCATGATTGGTACTATGCCTACAGTGATGACCACAGAGTTTGGTCGAGAGGTGAAGCCTCTCAGGAAAAAATTCGCCAAGCGGTTAAGCTTTCCGAAAACCATTTGACCCTATACAATGCTTGGGTGAATTCGATCTTCGAAGACTATGAAACCCGAAAAATCCCTCTCACCAGGGAACAGCGAAATGAAATTCGCAAAAGCCTAGGTGTGTTGTGAAAAAACAACTGTTGCAAAAATACAACTTGCGTTCTTTTCCGAACCGTGTATAATCATATCTGTGTTGAGATTTTTGTAAGGAGTAGTTGATGTCTCATCGATTTGCTGATATGCCCGCCAATCTTCAGCGGGAAGTCCGTATGTACGGCTGCACCGTTTCCCAGATGCGGGCTGCTGTTGAGGAGTCTTTGACGTTTCGATTCTCAGGTCCCGTCATGTACGCCATGAGCCTGATGAGTGACTGTCAGGAAATGCTTGCTTCAGATAACGGTGGCTCCTACGATATGATGATTGTCGAGGATGTCCGCCAAATGCTCAATCGTGCAAAGTGGATTCTGTCCAATTACGTAATGGACGATGACAAATAAGGAGCCGATATGAATGATACCCTAATTAATTACATGCTTTCTTTAATTTCAGCCGATGCGGCGCAAACCAGGGCGAATGAGTATTGCGATATGATCGATGAGGAGTGGCTTGAAGTTATATTGCTAGCCAATCCTCGCTTCTTTGGTCCTGATGCTGATGATTTGATTGGAGAGTAAAATGATTCGATTCATTCTTGGTATTCTGCTTGTGTTTGGTGTTGTTGGTGGTATGGATAACATGCCTACCGATCCAACCTATTCGTACTTGTTTTGGCAAGGTGTCTTTGTAACCCTTGGATTTGGCCTTGCCATCTCCGGTGTCAATAGCATGCGGAGTTAATTATGTACATTGCACGACCTTTCGCACTAAATCATTCGCGGCAACAAAGCTTTGATACCATTCTAGGCGCGGCCGAATACCTCGCAAACGAAACTGGATATGATCTGGGCGTTGAAGATTGGATTGCCCTCGGCAAGATTTTAGAGATGGACACCGAAGGAAATACGATAATTCCGACATCTTTTACTGTTGTAAAAAAGCAACAACTCGTTCAAAAAACATTTGACATTAATTCCCTGTTGTGATACTATAATATTGTGGTAGTTCATTTTATTCTTTGAAAGGAAATTTCATCATGGCTAAATCTCTTCAGTATCTCAAAGTTCTTGAGGCTCTTCGTGCTGCCGGCGGTCCTATGACCGTCGAAGCGGTCAAGGCTCTTCCCGATATCGTTCCTTCGCGTCTTTCAACCTATCTCTGGGAAATCAAAAAGAATACTACTTTTGCTGTTAGGTCCGTTCGTGACGGTCGTACTGTTGTGGCTTACGAATTGGTTGGTTCTGGTTCCGTTGCTAGTGCTTCACCTGCTGCTCCTGTTGTGAAACCTGCTAAAACTCCGAAAGCAAAAACCTCGAAAGTTGCTGCCGCTGCTGCTGTGGCTCCCATTGTGGTTGAACTTGTGAATGATCCCATTGAGAATGATCCCGTGAGCGAGTCATCCCCAAAGATGCTTGCCAGTGGTATCGTTGATGTTCTTGATGAAATCGATTCCGACGTTGAGGCTTTCGAAGATCAAAGCTTTGCGCGGGAGTATGTGAACCTCTTGTAAAGGAATTCAAAATGCCTGGATATAGTGAAGAAGTTTTCTTAGAAGTGAGTGAGTTAATATTCAGCGGCTGGCGGCGAGGACTAATGGGTGAGTCGTTGGTTCATTATGTTCTGAGTGAAACCTCTGTTGCTGAATCGGATGTTCGTAGTATCCTGGCATACATTTCTTCTACGATGGCAGATTGACATGGAGAAAATTAAAATCATGACGATGAAATATAAAGCTATTCTTATTCAACTAGCCAACCTAGGTTTGCCTGTTGTTGCGGTGTTGACAAAATGAGTCACTTTGTTGTATACTTTGATATGGATGGAGTCCTCGCTTATTTTGACAAGCGTTGGATTGAACTCTATGGAGAGTCTCCTGCCGAAACTCGTCAAGTGAAACGATTCAGTTCTAAATGGGAAAATTTTATTCTAAGCAATCAGTTCGAAACTCTAGACTTTTTTCCTGGAGCGCATGAACTTTATGATTTTGTCAAGCAGTCGGATCGTGTTCTCGATATTCAAATCTTGAGTTCAAGTGGCGGCTCTCAATTTTATGATGAGGTGAAGCGACAGAAAAACTATTGGCTGCGCCGAAGCAACATGAGTTTTTCGGAAGTGAACATTGTTCCTGGTCGCCGGCTCAAGAAAAACTATGCTGCCGGCAATGCAATTCTCATCGATGACACACCAGATGTAATCGACGGGTTCAATGAACATGGTGGTATAGGCATTCTTCACCAAGACATTAAAGAAACAATTCCGATTCTCAAAGAGATTTTCAGCAAATGACGCGCCCAAGTTTTCATCAAGGCCCGTGGCAGTATACGTTGACCATAACGAATCTTCCTAATGTTACGCTTGAAATTGGAAAAAAGCTTGATGTTGTAGTTGAAGATTTCATTGTTCTTGATGTCTCAGAAGCAAAAAAAGTTTTGAAAAAATTTATGTTAAAAGGAAATTCGAATGAACAATCTGAGTGAAATTGATCGAGGCGAATTGAAAGAATGGCTCAAAGGCCTTCTTCGTGAAACCGAGGTCACTGTCATCTTTGAAAAGAAAGATGGTACGATGAGGACCATGCTATGTACACTCAAAGATGTTCCTCCATACGAACGAAAAACGGAAACTGTTCGCACAGCAAGTGAAGATGTTCTAGCAGTGTTTGACGTTGAACTTTCTGAATGGCGTTCGTTTCGTATCGATTCTGTTCGTGAAATTCGTTTTGATTTGGAAAGGCCATAAAATGAGTAAGCTTATGTTGACTATCGAGAGTCTTGATATGCCCGAGGAAGACTTGGAAAATTTGCGATTCCTACTTACCTCAACACCAGAAACTTTGCGAAAATGGTACTTTGAAATGGAGCAAGATGATATTGAATATGCGTTTGAATTGTTGACCGAAGCAGAGTCGCAGTTGAAAGATATGCAAAATGATCCAGATGTTTCTCTAGAATTGAAAGCCTATCTTAAGAAATTCATGCTGCAATGAACATTTTCTATCTAGACAAAAATCCTCGCGCGTGTGCAGAAATGCACCTCGATAAACATGTGGTCAAAATGATTATCGAGTATGCGCAACTGATGTCTACGGCACACCGTTTGCTTGATGGTGTGCCGTATGTCGATAAGACTGCAAATGGACGATCAATCAAACGATGGCGTCTAGAAGGAGAAAACGAAACCATTATGATGAAGGCTTCTCATATCAATCATCCATCTGCCGTATGGGTGCGCCAAAGCAAGCAGAATTATATCTGGCTTCATCAAATGTGGTTTTACTTGTGCAAAGAGTACACCTATCGATACGGCAAGATTCATGCCGTAGAAAAGCGTATGGCTAATGCATTGTATCTTTATCCTAAAAACATTCCGAACAGTGTGTTCAGTGAACCTACGCCGGCAATGCCTGATATCTACAAAGTGAAAAATGATTCGATAACCTCATATCATCAATATTACGCCGGCGCAAAGAATACTTTTGCCAAGTGGACGCGCCGAAGTGTTCCGGAATGGTATCAAAGTTTACTACATAGTAATGTGTGACTAACAAAGGACGTTTATGCCCACCTACAATTTTAGAGACAAGACTACCGGAGAGGTCTTCGAAAAAAGTATGAAGATTAGTGAGATGGAGGAGTTCTTTAAACAGAATCCTCAATATGAGTCTGTGATTCTTGGTGCCCCTATTATAGGAGATCCTATTCGTTTGGGAGTCAAAAAGCCCGACCAAGGATTCAGGGAAGTTCTTGCAAAAGCTAAGGCCGCGCATCCGAAAGGAGACATCAATACCTTCTGAATAGGGGTGAACTCAAATCAACAATAGAGGTTCACCTATGGGTAGAAAAGCACTGAAGTTGATCGATAACGCAAATTCATTACACATTGAATCGGAGACAAAAAGGCAATCCAACAATACACTCAAGATAACGCTAAATCATCTAAAAACATTCTCCTCTCTTACAGAAAATCAACAAAAATTTTTTGACGCATACAAAAGAGGCGACTACTTTATAGCATTGCACGGTGTGGCAGGTACAGGCAAAACCTTCATAGCACTCTATAAATCATTAGAAGAAGTATTGGACAAATCAAACCCATTCAATAAAATCATCATTGTAAGATCGGCAGTGCAGTCTAGAGAAATCGGACATCTTCCAGGTGACGTTTCTGAGAAGATGGAAATCTATCAGCAGCCTTATAGACAAATATGTGAAAATTTGTTTGGTAGAAAAGATGCATGGGATAGACTCGAAGAGCAAGGCCATGTACAATTTATTTCTACGTCATTTATTCGCGGTATGAGTTTCGATGATGCAATCATCATTGTTGATGAAATGCAAAACATGAATTTTGAAGAAATCGATACCGTGATGACTCGCGTAGGACATCGTTCGAAGATTATTTGGTGTGGTGACTATAGACAAACTGATTTGAGAAAGAACAATGACAAATCAGGCATTCTAAAGTTTTTTGACATTGCATATCATATGAAAGCATTTACTCGAATAGAATTTGTCGTTGACGATATCGTTAGGTCATCTTTGGTTAAAGACTACATTGTGGCTAAGATGCAACATGAGGACTTAAATGAAAAATGTTGAGATATCTTTAGATGATGAAGAACTCAAAAATTTTTTATCACTAAACACGATAAAAAATAATGTTGTACAGCATTCTGTAAAAATATCTGAAGGCCAAATCAATTTCAATCGGGTCGTGTTTGGATTTCAGACTCATTTGATCGGTCTCAAGAAAGTATATGAAATCTTACGTGATATGTCTTTTCCAGACACACACGTTCATAGTATAGAATCTCTCTACTACAATTCTCACGAAATAGGATTTGGTTTAGAAAAAACTGGTGCCGTTCTAAATTATCGAATTTACTTTGAGAAAAAATATCGATATGATGAGTGGAAAAAAATTCACGACAAGAATCCAGAGTTGGTTCCTCTTTTTGTTGCATATAAATGGAACAAAGATTTAAATTCCGACACTGAAAAAGATTTAGTGATCACTAATTATTGTGACATAGGATACAAAAACAAAGACGATTTAATAAAAAAGATGTTTGATTTTTGTGGCTTTGTTCCTAGAGAAATTATTAATGAAATAAGTTGCAAAAACAATGCATCGTTTTTTCTTCGCGTGTTCGAGAATGGTACAAAGCGAAATTCATATGATCTAAAATTTGAGAACAGTAATTTCTTCATGCATTCGTTTGACTTCTCAGACATCGAAAAATTTTTTAGTATAATCAATTTAAAAGACTCTCTAAAAAAGTACAAAGACTTGCCTATCAATCACATTGCTGGAGGCCTAGATAGAAAAGGAAAAGTTTTTCTAACTTTATATTTTGAAGAGATAATTTCGGGAGTGTAATGTTCGAACACGTTCTTGATATCACCTTTCAGAATCTTGAAACGGTGTCTGTTGGAGGAAAACGTCACTACGTCACACCTCAGGGAAACGTGTATCCTTCAGTAACCACAGTTGTTGGATTGCATAGCGAAAAGAGTATACAAGAATGGAGAAAGAAAGTTGGAGAGGAACAAGCCAACAAAATTTCTTCGCAAGCAGCAAGAAGAGGAAACAATCTTCACAGAGTATGCGAAAATTATCTTTTGAATAATCATACTTTAGATGGAGAGATGCCAACAACAATTCAACTTTTTAAAACTATAAAACCTGTAATCGATGAAAACATCAATCGAATCTATGCGATTGAGGCAGCATTGTACTCCGATCACTTGAGAGTCGCCGGCCGCATAGATTGTTTTGCAGAGTTTGATGGAAAGCCAAGTGTCATTGATTTCAAAAGTTCAAGCAAACTGAAATCTGAAGATCACATCTTAGGATATTTTATGCAAGCTTCAGCATATTCAGTAATGATTGAAGAAAGAACAGGTATACCGGTACCGAGATTAGTCGTAATTATCGCGGTAGAGAATGAAGCACAGCCTCAAATCTTTGTTAAGAAACGGAATACCTACATCGATAAATTTATTGAATACAGAAATCTGTACGACACTATTAAAGGGCATTAAAATGAAAAAATTTTTTCTCTCACTAGCATTGATGCTTCCTATAATCACGTTCTCAAAAGAAAAAGATACTTACGTGATTGTTCCTATGGGAATCGTATGCGACAAAGCTAAAAAAGTTTTAGATGCAATCAAAGAGTATGATGAAAAGTTAGTTTTTGTTGGTATGGAAGAAGGCGGCGTGAATACAATTTCCTTGTGGAAGAACGATGCCACAGGAAGCTTTACCGTCATACTAACACCAAAAAATGCGGACTATAGTTGCATAGTATCATCTGGGCAAACATCTCGTAGTATCTAGACAAAAGTTTTGATATATAGTATACTAATGAAATGATCGTATGATGTTGATCGAAAGGTGTTCTGGACGGCGGTTCGATTCCGCCCAGGTCCACCAGAAAACTCTTTGAGTAGCTACACTAGATAAACAGAAAAACTTGCTAAAGTCGACCAAAGCAAGGACCTGCTAGGAAGAAGGGCTACCATGATTTCAAGTATCGCAGAGAGTTTTCTGATGGGCCTGACCTGGTTTCGACAGGGCAAGTAATAGAGATACGGACGGTCCGACACAGAGAGTCGTTAAAAGTAAATAAAAGTAAAAGCAAACGAAGAACGTTTCGCATTGGCTGCTTAAACACAGCCTAGGGTTTCGGTGGGTTTCCTCGTAACAGAATAACCCACAATTTAATTTTATGTAGGAGGTAAACTTGGCTAATGGAATTTATAAAGTAACAGAAGATTTTGAAAAGGCACTCTCTGATTACACTGGTGCACCGTATGTTGTGACAGTAGACAATCAAAGCAATGCACTCTTTCTGGCACTGACATATGAAAAAGTGACAGGCAAAGAGATTACAATTCCATGCAGAACTTACCCTAGCGTTCCCTGTGAAATTATTCATGCAGGAGCAAAGGTGAAGTTTCATCATGTAAAAGGTAGAACAATCAAAGGTGCATATCAACTCACACCATCAAATGTGTGGGACAGTGCATTACGATTCACTGCCGACATGTACATTCC